TTACCCATTGGCGCGGCTTAAGAGCTTATTTTTGAATTCACAATGGTCACGATATAACCATCTTGCTCGTCCGTGGATAACTTTGGCTTTTGGCAGGTCGCCGGACTTAATCCGGTCGTAGATGAAGGTTTTACCAAAGCCAGTATCAGCCATGATGAATTTCAAATCAACCAGGGAATCAGGCTGTAGTTCGTGTTGCATGAGTGCTATCTCCGAATAGGGAATCGAACCTGCAAATCAGGTAATAAAAAACCGCATTGATGCGGCGATGGTAGGTCTGGATATCTTGAGAAACTGACAGGCCTCATCGAGTGTGAGGCCGTGTGATTCCATAGTTAGTCCTTGCGTAGCTCGCTGATTCTTCTGTAAGTCTCTGGCGCTTTGTTTCCGTGTATCTTCATTTCAGACTTCAACAGAGCAACGAGAGAATCCCATTCGTTGAGGATGCCTTTGAATGCCGGAACGCGCTTTGCAACCTTGTCGAATGAATCTCTGATTTCTGGAATCTGCTCGACAAGCGCAACGCATCGTCGGAAATCGGCTGCGTCATGTGGAGCACCGAAGCTATGACCATAGATATTCTTTTTCAGTCCACATGCGATTGAGGCAAGAGTTGCGCTACTGATGCCAACATCGCCAGTCGATTGCCATTTCAAAACCTTCATAGCCAAATCTGACATTTCTTGTCTCCAATAAAAAAACCGCCATCAGGCGGCTTGGTGTTCTTTCAGTTCTTCAATTCGAATATTGGTTATGTCTGCATGTGCTATCTGCGCCCATATTATCCAGTGGTCATAGCAGTCGTTGATGTTCTCTGCTTCGATAACTCTGTTGAATGGCTCTCCATTCCATTCACCTGTGACTCTGAAGTGCATTTATCATCTACATAAAACAAAACCCGCCGTAGCGAGTTCAGATAAAAGAAATCCCCGCGAGTGCGAGGATTGTTATTGTCTTTTCTTCGTGCATCACGACCTGGATCATTGCCAACGCGCATACGTCCACCTTCAACATCGCGCATTTTTGCCAGCATGATAGTTTTTGATAGCGGTGAAAAACCAAGCTGTAGTCGTGCGGAATTACTCACTGCTTGCCTCCTTTACGCCACATCGCATTCAGATATTTGTTGTCATTAACAGAACCGAAACTCTTTCTCTTTAGCAATTCCTCTCTCGATGGCATTGGCTTTACGCGTTGGCGAATAATCATTTCTGCCGGAAGAATGCCGGGATTGTATGCAAGTCCTCTCATGGTAAATTCCTCTTTGTTAATTTATTCGTATGCCTGCTCTTTCTTCATCGAGTTTTTTTAGCTTGTATCGCATAGCCCTTACTGAATAAATTGAGCGGCAGGTTGCAATTGCTATTTCTTCTGCGGAGAACTTACCGAAAAGTGATACTTCGGCTCTTGTCCATCGTCTTCCACGAAGTCGGCTAACAATGTCAGCGCCAATCCTTGTTGCTTTCGCCATTACTGCTTTTTCAGTCCTTTCCAGTTTTTCAGCAATAACTTCAACTGGCATTGTCGCCGCTACTTCGCGCAAGAAATCGACTTCCCATTTCTCCCATGGAGTCTTTTTCATAGGCGATACCGTTATTTGATAAGAAGTGAAGGTTTCCCAACTTTGAGTTGAGCACCGGGGATATTTATTCCTGCTTTTAGTTGGTGTTTGATTGCCAGTTTGTCGGCTTTAATTGTCGTTTCGAACTCAACGTATTCAGGAGGAAGGGCGCTTGAGTCGATGATTTCTACAATTTCTGACGGTTTGCGGATTGTTACCTGGTGAATACCTGCTCGAATATTTTTCTTGCCAACCATTTCAAGCGATGACGCTATATATGATTTGATGCTGTCAATCTTATTTTGAATTACTGCGGCTCGCTCATTCAGTGACTTTGCCTCTTCCTTGAGGCGTTCAGCATAACCAGATTCATTTTTAATGACGGAAAGAAGTTGCTCTATTTTATCGGTAAATTCTCCTTCCATGCCTTCTATTGTGTCAGCAATCATCTCTGGTTCTAAATCTGAATCCATCAATTTTGCGTATTCATTGGCAATTTCATACAGTTTGCTCACTGGCAACCTCCAGTTTCGCTTTGCATTCTATGTAAATGGCTTGTACGTTCTGCTGCAATTTCATTCCAGATGTCAGGCGATATGCTTCTGCAAAATATCGCTTCAAATCATCCATGTTTTCTGCCTGATCCATTTCATCACAAAGAAGTTGTGCTTTATCCGTTATTTCCTGCTGGCGTTTCCGTTCATCTTCGCGGATATCTTCCTCTGATTTGTGCGGCATAACTGGTTCAGTCCACACACCTTCTTCTTCGTTTAGTACGTGAATAGCACTATCAAGACGTGATGCCTTAGGCCAATACTTGCTTGCACGCTTTACGACCGTCTTTCGCGCCATCTCATTCCAGTGATTTACCCATGGTCCTTTATCGCTGAATGCCGCCTTGCTTGTTTTCCTTACAGCCTCAATTTCAGCCAGACTCATCTCTTCCGTTAGATAATCACCTGCTGGCGTCTTAACTGTGCAGTAAACGCCAACGATATCACCACGATCACCGAAGGCGTTGTATTTATGGGTTGGTGCTTTATCAAGCCCGTTTGACTCATAGGTATCGTTAGCATGAACAAGTTTTGCCTGACCCCATGAGATAACACCAGACTCCATTGCAATATGGAGCAATCCCATATAACTGATATCAAGGCACACCATGCCGTCGCGCGGAACCAGATAAGCCAGTTTGCTAGCCGGGTTTAAGGTGATGCCGATCGCCGCAACATTGATGATGGCGTTCTGTGCGCTGGTTGGATTTGCCAGTGCCGTTTTAGCCAGGTAATCATTTTTCTGGAAATACTGAATTGCAAACTGGCTTTCCTTAGCCCATGTCACCGTCTGTTCAGTCAATGCTCCGCAGAATAACTGCTCCTGCTGTTTAACGAATTCAACGATATTGCTCATGCTGCTTCTCCATAAATGTGTCTGCGTTTGAATATTGCGAAGGCATATTCAGCCTTAACTCTTTCGGTTATTGCATCCCAGAACCATTCAGCGGCTTTTTCCTGATAGTTACAGTCATCATCTTCCAGCCAGTCGATAGCGTCCTTAGTGTGTTCATCTGGTTTATATGAGCGAAGCATTTCGCTTATTGGGTCGCAACGTTTGCAGAGACGATCAACTTCACTGTTGATTCGCTCGTAATCTTCATCAGTAAAACTTGCGATTATTTGCGATATTTCACGCTTATCATTCAGAGTCAGAATCATCATCTTTCTCCTGTTCTTTGTGCTGATTGAGCATTTTGTTCATCTGACGAATGAATTCTTCGTCTGACCATGTAGCCTGAATTCCAGCTGATGATACGGCGTGCCACATCAAAAGCTGATGGATGACATCAGGAATCTGTGCCTGGCTAAATGAAACAGCCGCGTCTATTCCATTACTGGCTTTTTGCAGTAGTTCTACGAGAATCTTGTTTGCTTGTTCTTCCATATATCCCCTTGATTGTAATAAGCATGAAATTATTTACGGCCAAAAAACAAAGGCCACCATCAGGCAGCCTTGTTATTCTGTTTACCAAGTTCTCTGGCAATCATTGCCGTCGTTCGTATTGCCCATTTATCGACATATTTCCCATCCTCCATTACAGGAAACATTTCTTCAGGTTTAACCATGCATTCCGATTGCAGCTTGCATCCATTGCATCGCTTGAATTGTCCACACCATTGATTTTTATCAATAGTCGTAGTCATAAGGATAGTCCTGGTATTGTTCCATCACATCCTGAGGATGCTCTTCGAACTCTTCAAATTCTTCTTCCATATATCACCTCAAATAAGTGGTTTGCTGCCAAAACAATGAACCATCCGGAAATTCCAGATAGTTCATAATTCACTCTTCAGTACTTCCAACTTACTAATCGCCGATAGATATCCGCGCTGATAGGGCATCATCATTCCTTCGAGCTTGCCACTTCTTAACTCCTCCCTGAGCAATTGTATTGCTTGATCAATAACCTCTGCCTTAGCGTCCTTTATGGCTTGCTTGCGGGGCTTTGCTTTCTGCTTTGGCAGATTTCTCAAGCATGATGGAATGTATGTCTGATTCATCACTTACCTCGCCGTCAGTTGTTTTGATTTCCGGTAGCCTGCCGCGTAAATGGCTACGTTTGGCAGGCAAATACTTCCACTGCATTCATCTGCCTTCTTGCAGCGAAGGATTCCGAGTGATATTGCTTTTTCAGAAAGGCTTAAACGTTTTCTCGGGGCTTCCTGAACAGGCTCCTCACTGTCTGCGCCGAAGATCGAATCGATGATGTTGCAGATGGAATCACGCTCGATGGCCAGCTTTCTGCGCCGCTCATGACGGCGAGTCTTGGCATTTCCTGCAAATGTTGATTTTCCGTACACGATTACCGTCATGATGTTTTCCTCATGTGAAATAGCTTTGGTGGTGATGCGCCAGATGCTGATCTTCTGGTTGCTGTCGTTACTGCTGCAATTCACATCACCGCCAAACCCATCTCGTTTGGTATCTGTTTGCGCTTTGTCAGCGCCCCATCGAAGTTAAAGAGCATGCCAATCTGTTCCGTTTGGCTTCCAGCTTCCTGCTGATGTGTTTAGTATCACCGCTAGTGGTATTTGTGTCAACACCGCCAGAGATAATTTATCACCGCAGATGGTTATCTGTATGTTTTTTATATGGATTTATTTTTTGCAGGGGTGAATTGTTAGGTAGGTGAGGGATCAGAATTGCACTGTTTAGCAAGTTGTATCTATTAGTTTTCCAATAAATACAAATGGTTATGTGTTGTTGGGAAGGGGGATCGAGAGGCAAAGAAAACCCGGCACTGAGGCCGGGTTGTGTGTTACTTAAGAACGAGTCCGTTTAAGGCATCAAGGATTTTGGAAACATAACTTCCAAAAATGTAGGCGCAAAATGCGAACACGAAACTGACAACGACCGCAGATGCCTTAATGGTGGTTTTTGCTGAGCTAATGCTTGTCTCAATACCTGACAGACGAGAATCAACAGATTTTATATCTGACTTTACCTCAGCGAGATCGCGCTTGATGTATTCAACATCAGACTCTAGCTTTGCAACTCTAGCCTCAAGCATGTTACCTCCGCCGTTTCCTCCACCATGCCGTGAGTATGCATCATCAGTGGAATAGTGTCCAATTGGGCGAGATATGTTTTGATTTGGACGAAGCTGAGCAACCTTGTTATCTAAACTCATCGCGAACTGATCCTGTTATCTTCACGTCAAAAAACGAACTTTTTACATCAATTACTTCGCCTTTCTCAGGATTAACCAGTGATGCTCTAACTTCGAATATCCCAGGCTTGATAATTTTCACCCTTGGGAAGTTAATTCTCATAGAAGTTGATACGATGGTTTCTCCATCGTTGGCTTCTGCTACCGTAAAAAACTTATGGTTGGAGTACAGTTTTGTGTCAATTGGTATCGGTATTTCTTGAGCATTGAAAACCTCAATGCCTATGGAATATTTTTTTGTAGCCTTAAGGCCGATAAAAAAAGCGCCAAATGACAGATCCACTTCATGGGAGTCTTTATCCATTTCATAGATAAGAACTGGAGTTACGGGGTTGCCTTCATCCATCGCAATCGGAATGATATAAGAAATACGTTCTTTAATCATTTACGTGTTATCCAAACGTCTCTTCAGGCCATTGACTGGCGATAACCTTGCCTACAATGTTGCAGTTCTCATTGCATGGGATGATTGGAAACTGCGGGTTAAGTGGTTGCAAAAACACTTGCCCACTATCTTTGATCAGTTTTTTGAATGTGAATTCATCACCACCAAGTCTAGCGATACAGAAATCACCAGGATCAACAGGTTGTTCAGGGTCAACCAAGATTAACATTCCATCAGGAAAGCTTGGTTTCGATCCTGCCGGAGCTGTCATTGAGTTGCCTTCAACCTCAAGCCAGAATGCAGAATCACTGGCTTTTTTGGTTGTGCTTACCCATCTCTCCGCATCACCTTTGGTAAAGGTTCTAAGCTCAGGCGAGAACATCCCGGCCTGAACATGAGAAAAAACAGGGTACTCATACTCACTTCTGAGTGATGGCTGCATACTAACCGCTTCATACATCTCGTAGATTTCTCTGGCGATTGAAGGGCTAAATTCTTCAACGCTAACGTTGAGAATTTTTGCAAGCAATGCAGCGTTATAAGCATTTAATGCATTGACGCCATTAAATAAAGCTCCAACACCTGACTGCCCCATCCCCATCTTGTCTGCGACAGATTCCTGAGATAAGCCAAGTTCATTTTTCTTTTTTTCATAAATAGCTTTAAGACGACGTGCGTCCTCAAGCTGCTCTTGTGTTAACGGTTTCTTTTTTGCGCTCATACGTTAAATCTATCACCGCAAGGGATAAATATCTAACACCGTGCGTGTTGACTATTTTACCTCTAGCGGTGATAATAATTGCATGTACTAAGGAGGTTGTATGGAACAACGCATAACTCTGAAAGATTATGCAATGCGCTTTGGTCAAACCAAGACAGCTAAAGATCTCGGCGTATAGTCGATGCCTCGCGGTTACGGGAGGACTTGGTTCGACAGCCACAAGCAATCAACTGGCTACGATCGCGCCGACTCTCGGTCAGTCTTGGTTATCAAACCAGATGAGCAATTACAACAATCTGGCAAACGTTGGGCTTGGTGCTCTGCAAGGTCAGGCAAACGCCGGGCAGACGTACGCCAACAACATGAGCAGCATTGCACAGCAAAGCGCAGCTCTTGCCGCTGCTAATGCCAACAAACCATCAAGTCTTCAGACAGCAATTAGTGGCGGAACGTCTGGTGCGATTGCCGGTGCAGGTCTTGCCAGCCTTTTGGGAACATCAACACCTTGGGGCGCTGGCATTGGTGCTGGTATCGGATTGCTTGGCTCGTTGTTTTAAGGGGTAATCATGGCTACTTGGCAAGGATCAAATGGCGGATTGTTAGCTGGTATCGGCGGCGTCAACTCAAACGCTCCGAGCGTAAATGACATCGGCAATACGCTTCAGCTTATCAGGCAGAACAATGATATTGAGCGTTCAGGCGCTAACAATGTTGGGCTTACTGCTTTGCAAGGCCTTTCAGGCATTGCAGGGGTGTTTCAGCAGGAAAAGCAGGCTCAGCGGCAGAAAGAATTTCAGCAGGCGTACGCTAATGCTTATGCGTCTGGTGATCGCGGTGCTTTGCGTCAGTTGGCTACTCAATATCCAGACCAGATTGAATCCGTTCGTAAAGGCATGGGATTCATTGATGAAGACCAGCGCAATTCTATCGGCACCTTAGCGGCTGGCGCACGCCTTGCGTCATCGTCTCCAGAAGCAATGCAATCATGGCTGCAAAACAACGCCAAGGAACTGACTCGCGTCGGTGTTGACCCTAACAGCGTTGCTCAGATGTATCAGCAGAATCCTTCAGGATTTGGTGAGTTTGTTGATCACCTTGGGATGGCTGCTCTCGGTCCGATTGACTACTTCAATGTTCAGGACAAGATGGCTGGTCGTGAGATTGACCGAGGCAGGCTGGCAGAGACAATCCGCAGCAATCAGGCTGGCGAGGCACTTCAGGCGAGAGGGCAAAACCTTTCCTATCAGTCAGCAATGACAGGGCACAATATCGCAGCACAACGCTTGGCTCTGGATCAGCAAGAGTTCGGGTTTAAGATGCAGCAAGCGCAGGAAAAGGCTCAGCAGTTGATTAGCGAAGCACCTAAGCTGTCAGTAAACATGGAAAAAGGCATCGAGACGGCTGTAAACAATGCTACAGCATCATCAAACTCAGCCAATTCTATGAGTGCGCTTGCTCAACAGTTCAGAGCAGAAAAACCAACGACAGGTTTGTTCGGTAACGCACAGAACATGTTCGCAAAACTTACCGGAAGCGATACAACATTGCGTGATTTGCGCATTCGCCAAAATGCCCTTGTTAACAGTCAGGTTCTTAAATTCCTACCTCCCGGCCCAGCAACGGATAAAGACGTTGAGATCGTTCGACAGGGTGCGCCAACTGACATGGATAACCCTGAGACGGTCGCAAGATGGCTTGATGCGATGGCAAACCTTGAGCGACGAAACGCGCAGTTTAATGAGTTTAAAGCCGAGTGGATGAGCGCGAATGGCAATCCAGGACAATCGCGTAATGGCGGTCAGATATTGGGGTTGGATGTTAAAAAAGGTGAATCATTGGGGAGTGCCGTTAAGCGGTATATGTCAATGAATACTGACGCAGCGCCAGCACAAGATTCGACACCTTCAGGAGAACCAAGGAATCAGGTTGGATCATATACCTCAAAATCAGGCATTCAATTTACGGTGGAATGATGAAAGTAACTGCAAACGGTAAGACATTTACCTTCCCTGATGGTACGAGCACCGAAGATATTGGCACCGCCATTGATGAGTATTTTGCTGGTCAGGCTGTTCAGCAACAAACAGTTAATCAGGCCAATAATGCACCAACACGGGAAGAACCATCATTGATGCAACAAGCTGGCGATTGGCTCACTGGTGGTCAAAGTGCAGGGCAAATTGCAGAACAGGCTGGTCGTGGTCTGGTAAACATACCATTTGACGTATTGCAGGGTGGCGCAAGTCTGATTAATGCAATCAGTCAGGGGCTTGGGGGGCCAAAAGTATTGGATGATGTTTATCGTCCAGTAGACAGACCGACAGACCCCTACGCGCAAGCTGGAGAGTCAATAGGCGGTGAACCGCCCCGGGTTTCCTGGAGAGTGTTTTATCTGTGAACTCAGGCTGCCAGATCATCGTTTCCGATGGAAGCATAATAAGCTTTTTCTGCTTCTGCCGGAGGAGTATGGCCCAGCCTTCCCAGCAATCGTCGATTGTTATACCAGTCCACCCACGTTAGTGTGGCCAGTTCCACTTCTGCACGGTTTTTCCAGCTCTTACGGTGTATTACCTCCGCTTTGTAAAGACCATTGATGCTCTCAGCCATCGCGTTGTCATACGAGTCGCCTGTACTCCCTGTTGATGCCAGTAATCCGGCTTCTTTTAGTCGCTCCGTATAGGCCAGTGACACATACTGAGAGCCTTTATCGCTGTGATGGATGGTGCCAGACGGACGACGGGCCCACAACGCCTGCTCCAGCGCATCCAGCACGAATGTCGTTTCCATAGACGATGAGACCCGCCACCCCACGATGTATCCGGCAAACACATCAATGATAAACGCCACATAGACGAAGCCCTGCCATGTGCTGACGTAAGTAAAATCAGCCACCCACAGCTGGTCAGGTCGTTCTGCCACGAACTGACGGTTTACGCGGTCGCCTGCGGCAACGGCTTTCCGGCTGACGGTAGTGCGGACCTTTTTACCCCGGAGAACACCGGCAAGTCCCATAACTGCCATGAGACGTGCCACAGTGCATCTGGCCACTCTGATACCTTCCCGTAACAACTGACGCCAGACTTTACGCACACCGTATACCTGGTGATTTTCATCGTATACGCGCTGTATCTCTTTCTTCAGCCAGTCATCGTGCTGCGCACGGGCACTGCGTTTATCCGGATGATGTCGCTGTTGCTGACAATGGTAATACGTTGACGGGGCAATATGCAGTTCGCTACATACCGGTCCGACCCCGTACTGCTCACGCAGCTTATCCAGCAGTGGCATCATTTTTTCCAGAGGCGGTCGAACTCCGCCTTCGCAAAATAAGCGGAAGCCTGGCGAAGGATATCGTTACTGCGGCGCAGTTCACGATTTTCACGTTCCAGCTCTTTCAGACGCTGACGTTCAGCGCTGGTGAGCCCACCATCACCGCCCCCGGTATCCCGCTCATGCTGGCGAACCCAGACACGCAGAGTCTCCGGCGTACAGCCAATCTTTGGGGCAATGGAACAAATTGCCGCCCACTGTGAGTCATATTCATCCTGACTTTCCAGAACCATACGAATCGCCCGCTGACGGACTTCGGGGGAAAAACGAGTATTTTTAGTCATCCTGTTTACCTCTTTCTCAGGGAGTTTAGTCTCCAGGATTTCCGGGGCGGTTCACGGTTATCTTGTTCCTGGAGCAGGTGTAGCTGGAAACATGGTCATTGGTTCTCTCGCTGACGCGGCGAATCAACGGGGTGATTTTGCCGAAAATGCCGCTATTAATGCCGGACTTAACATTGCTACGCATGGCCTGATAAATGGCGTTACCCGTGGTGTTCGTGGTGCATCAAATATAATTAGTGGCAATAAAACATCTGCACAGAGAGCGACCACGGCGCCAACAGAAACATCACCATTCTCCGGTGATGCCGCTGCAGCAACAAATCCTGCGGTTCATGCCGCAGAGGCAAGAGTAGCACAAGGTGTACCAATGACGCCTGCGACGAGGAACCCAGAGGAAGTCGTTCGCACAGTAGCAGCACAAAAAAGGCCAAATCTCGCTTCATCGCTTGATGAACTAGATATCAATCCTCAGGCTGAAGTTCTGGAGTCTGCTGAAAGGCTTAATGTTGATTCATTACTCCCTTCACACTTTTCCGGGAACGAGCAATACAAGGCAGTTGAGCAAGCAATCAAGTCCCGTGCGGGTTCTGCTCTACAGGTGCAGGAAAATGAAGCAATCAGGCAGCTAGCACAGGGCGCGGGGGAGATAATTGATCGCGTTTCCGGTGCAAAAGATGCTCTTGGTATGAGCGACAAGTTTATTGATACGGTCAATGGAAGAATGTCTGCGCTGATGAAACGAAGCGACCAGCTTTATCGCAATGTTGAAAAGGCGATGCCTGCAGGTGCAAAAATTGATGCGCCATCAACAAGGTCAATGCTCAAACAGGTGGCAGAAGATCTTGGCGGGATGAAAAACCTTGACCCTATTGAAAAGAGAGTCTTTCGGGCAGTTAATCCAGGCAAGAACGGCGCATTAACTTATGCAAATCTCAATAAGCAACGACGACTTGTTGGTGATGCACTTCATAAGAATTCTGGACCATATAAAGATGCTGATCGCGCTGCTTTATCGAGGCTTTACGGTTCGCTCGCCGATGATCAAAAGGCGGCGCTGTCAGAGACAAATGCATTACGTGATTTTGAAGTTGCTCAGAGGCTTGTTCAGATGCGAAAAAGCATGGAAGAGCAAATGATTAATCTAACTGGCAGAACGCTGAACGGTGATGTTTCTCGCAAAGCAACTACAGCACTACAGGCAATGTCGAAAGGCGATGCCAAAGGATTTCGTGAATTGATGCAAAACACGCCGTCCAGGAAGCTAAGAACCGAGCTACTGGGAACAGGTCTTCGGGATATGCTTTCGAACGGAAAACGTGGCGCTGATTTTAATCCTGCAGGGTTTGCTGACTGGTATCAAAACATGTTAGCAAACGGGCAGATGCGCAATCTTGCCCGACATTTACCAAAAGAGACTATGTCAGGTCTGAACGATGTATATAAGGTCGCAAAGGCTATCAAAGACGCAAAATCTTACGAGATAACTACAGGAAGACTAAACGAGTTCGTAAAACGGTTTAATCGCGTCACTGCGGCAAATGAATTTGTTGCTAACCATGCCCAACGCATTGGCACTGCGGTTGGTTCAACTGTGTCAGGACCGTTCAGTGCAGTAGGTGCTGTTGCTGGGTCAGAAATTGGGGCAAAAGTCGCCAGCAAAATCAGGGCGATGGGCGGCGCTGAATCAATTGAATCTGCAGAAAAGCTAATTAGCTCACCAGAATTCCAGAAAGCAGCAAGGCTGGCAGTAAAACAAGCACCAGAAAGCATCGTTGATACAACTGTAAGACGCTCTTCTGCTTGGCGCTCGTTTTACAACTCACTTCCAGAATCAGATAAGAAAACCATATCAAGGCTAGGCATCATGTACTGGATGAACAGTGATGATAACCAGAAGTAACGGAAAGCCACGGATGGTTAGTTGCTGTCTTTTTTATATATCTCTTTGAGCGTATCAAAGACAATTTTCTTAACCATATCAGATTGTTGTTCTGCCATACGCTCTGCATCGTCAATGTAAACTGATGCAGAGCTTTGTTTAGCCAATGATTCTTCAATCGCTGCAATTATCTCTGAGTTCAGTGACCTGTTATTCATCTTCGCACGCTGTTTAATTTTCGCGTGGAGTTCATGCGGAAGTCTCAAGTGAAACTGCGCATCGTCGTATTTGCTGTACATCCTTGATGCCTCACCAGTTGGGTGGAATGGCATCGTAACCCACTGGATAAATACTCAATAGTACCATTTCGGTATGCAACCACATCATGGTTGCATCATATCATTCGTCTGGAGCAATGAAATGTCAGATATCACCGCAAATGTTGTGGTAAGCATGCCTTCGCAACTCTTCACTATGGCTCGTTCTTTTAAAGCCGTAGCCAATGGCAAAATTTATATCGGTAAAATTGACACTGACCCTGTAAATCCTGAAAACCAGATTCAGGTTTATGTGGAGAACGAAGACGGCTCTCACGTTCCTGTTTCGCAACCAATCATCATTAACGCTGCTGGATATCCGGTATATAACGGACAGATTGCCAAGTTCGTAACTGTGCAAGGCCATTCTATGGCTGTTTATGATGCGTATGGTGCACAGCAGTTCTATTTTCCTAATGTGCTGAAGTATGACCCTGACCAATTAAGGCAAGAATTAGCTTCTGACAGAGGAGCAACATTATCATTAAGTCAGATAGCTACTTCTTACGGTCTTGATTTCTCGTTAGGGGGGGTGTGGCAGGAGGGGGTGTTATCTAATGTTGATAACTGGTGGTGGTATAATAATAAAATCTACACCGGTGGTAGTGGCACTCTTCCGTCATCTCCTGCTTTGCCATGGTACGAAGTGACGGTAGCAGATTATATTTCTGTTGCTCAATTTTTCCCCATTACTGGTGATCCAGCGGCAGATAACTCAGCTAGCTTTAATGCTGCTGCAGCAGTTGCTTTATCGGCAGGAAAGAGGCTGTTTGTCCCTGCAGGAACTTACTATGTTAAGTCACCAGTTGATTTAACAATAGGCACTGTTGACCTATTCGGGGATGGCGTTGAGAAGTCATTCATTATTGCGGGGAGTGGGTTCACTGGAGAGACAGTTGTCAACATGTACTACGAAACTGACTCTATAAGACGTAGCACATCTATCTCTCACGTTACAGTTGATGGGAACAACATCGCCAACTATGCTTGCCGAATTCAATATGTTCACCTAGGAAGAACCCATAATTGTCGTTTCATCAATGGCGTGGTGGCGAACTTCTATACTATAAACGACTGGCTTAATACCTATGATTGCTGTTCTTTTGTTCCTGCGCCAAATCGCGGAGTTCACCTTGCTGGGGCTAACAACCGCGGGTGATGCCTCTAATTAGTTGAATCTGATGTATAATACGGGCTTTTGAGGTTATCTCATGGCCAGCGTTAATATTCATTGTCCCCGTTGTCAGTCAGCTCAGGTTTACCGCCATGGTCAGAACCCTAAAGGCCGTGACAGATTTCGCTGCCGTGACTGCCACCGTGTGTTTCAGCTCACTTATACTTATCAAGCACGTAAGCCGGGTATGAAAGAGCTGATAACTGAAATGGCCTTTAATGGTGCCGGGGTTCGCGATACCGCCAGGACACTGAAAATTGGTATTAACACCGTCATCCGGACTTTAAAAAACTCGCGCCAAAGCGAATAACGTCTTCGCCTGTTGCCCATGCTGATGTGGCGCTTATCTGCGAGCTTGATGAGCAATGGAGCTACGTTGGCAGTAAAGCCCGGCAACACTGGCTCTGGTACGCGTACAACACCAAAACAGGCGGTGTACTGGCCTACACTTTTGGTCCCCGAACCGATCAAACGTGCCGGGAGCTACTGGCACTGCTTACACCCTTCAACATCGGCATGCTGACCAGCGATGACTGGGGCAGCTATGGCCGGGAGGTGCCGAAGAATAAGCATCTGACCGGCAAAATATTCACCCAACGCATTGAGCGTAATAATCTGACGCTACGCACCCGCATTAAGCGGTTGGCTCGTAAAACAATCTGCTTCTCACGCTCAGTTGAGATCCACGAAAAAGTGATCGGAGCGTTTATCGAAAAACACATGTTCTACTAATTGGATGCACTACCCAACCGCGTAACGTTCAATAACTGTGGATTTGCATCAAATAAGGTCGGTGAATATGCCTTTTATGCTTCTGGTACTTCCCCTATTGAAGGTTTAAGCTTAATTGGATGTGACCTTGAGTTCGGCATTGGGCATGGCATGTACTTAAATACCCGAGTGACCAATATTGTTGGCGGGTACTATGGCGAAGCGATACAAGGCGATATCTTTACGGTTCCAGATGGAGTAGTAAAAATAAGCGGTGTAAATGCTTTTGTAGGATATTACAATGAGGGAGGAAGGTTTGTTGTTCTTGACAATGATGCTGTAGTTAAGGTTGATAGTTGCTGGATTGCAGATCAGGGCAACTTTAAACTTTCATTACTTGCATCAAGCACTGACAACAGGGCTCATGCTGTATTTACTAATTGTTATATTGGTGCAACTGTGTCTGGCCCACAAGTTATGGAAGGAGATTGTTTAGGCAAGATTAATATGAGGACGTTTGCAGAAAGCAGAGCAATCCTTTATACAATGAACAATACTGGTAATACAGTAACCAGAAGCAGATACAACTCAATAGGAGCAAAAATAACCATTAATACCGTAACGACCCCTAGTTCTAACAAGCTATCACTTAATACTAAGATAAAAGACAGAGGGTGGAAGGTTAACGACCGGGTGTACTTAATTGTTACTTATGAGAGTAATGTTGATATAAATATTTATTTAAGCAGTTCGATATATGCTGCATCGGATGCAACGCTATTTGGAACTTTACCATCAACAAATGGTTCTTTATCTACGTGTTATATTGCTAATAATATTATTCCGGAAAATACATCTGAGATATTCGAGTTTTATGTAAATGGCGCTGGTGTTGGCGATTACTTTGCTATTCAGGATGTTACTCTTACAGACAGGTCATTCACTTTCAGTGGAACAACTATGACCACTTTTGCTAAGGCTGAATAA